TGGTAAAAGTATGGAGAGACTCTTATAATTTGTTCGCTATTCAAGGATGGCTGTTCAACCATGAAGGAACTCGTCGCGGAGAAGAGTTTGTAACTCGTAAGATTACCAAAAACGTAGCTCGCATTAAAAATGAATATATTAATGGTGATTTTGAGCCTCTTGAGTTAGGCAATGTAGATGCCAAGCGAGACTGGAGTGATGCGGAAGACTTTGTCGAAGGTGTTTGGCTAATGCTCAATCAAGAAGAGCCAAAAGAGTACGTCTTATCTTCAAATGAAACTCATACTATCCGTGAATTCGTTGAGGAAGCTTTTAATTTTGCAGGGTTTGGTTTAGAGAGGTGTCGTTGGGAAGGTCGTGGAGTTGATGAAAAATATTACCACGAAGATAAGGTTCTGGTACAGATCAATCCTGAATTCTACCGCCCTGCTGAAGTAGACCTTCTTCTAGGAGATTCCTCATCAGCAAGGAGAGGCCTTAACTGGAAGCCTCAGACTGATTTTCTAGAATTAGTCAGAAAAATGGTTGCACACGATCTCAGAGAGTGGTAACCTAGATTTATGCCAAGAGGTAAAAAGACATGCCCTAGCTGTGAATCATTGGTTGCGGCTGGGGCATCCTTGTGCATCTGTGGTCACGTTTTCAAGAAGAAGAAGGTCGCCAAGCCTAAGATAAGTAAGAGGGACATCTTAAAGAGGCTTGTTGAGGAGCCTGTAAAAAACAAAAGACTTTTTTATCAAAAAGAAATGAAGTTCTTGAACGACTTGATTGACAAGTATTCGTTGGAATTTATGAACGTGGTTAACTTCCACCGTCAGTTTGAGTCGCTCACTTATTTAAGAAGCCCTAAGCTTAAAGATACTCTTGACAAAAAATTCAGAGCGTTTAATTATGTGGTAGACGAATCAAAGTATCCACAGTACAATCTAGGCGAGAAGAGCGGCGAAGATCGCTTTGTGGAGAAGAAGAGGGTAACATTGAAAGATTTTTTAGAAGATAATTAAAATGGCTAACAAGAAGACAACAGCGACAGTAGACTCAAAAAGTTTGTTAAATAATTTTTTGAAGAATAATAAAGAGAATCACTTCAACTTTGAGGAGCAAGTTAACTATAGAGTTTCGAGTGGATCTCTTGAATTTGACCATCACCTCGATGGCGGATTTGGCCCCGGGCTGCACAGGTTTGTTGGAATGAATGAAGGAGGCAAAACATCTGCATCCTTAGAAGTTATGAAGAACTTCTTGAAAATGCCGAAAGCAAAAGGTGTTTACATCAAAGCTGAGGGTAGACTTTCAGAGCAGATGATTAAGCGTTGTGGCGTTAAGTTTGTCTATAATTACGATGAATGGGAAGATGGTACTTGTTTTGTTTTTGAGTCTAACATTTATGAAACCGTAGTGGACTTAATGAGGCAGCTTGTAGCCTCAAACGAAGAGAAGAACAAATACTGTTTTTGCTTGGACTCTGTAGATGGTTTGATTAAAAAAGCTGACAACGAAAAAACTTTTGAGGAGTCAGTTCAGGTTGCAGGTGGAGCTAACATTGCCGCAACATTCATGAAGAAGATGTCAATCGCTCTTGGTAAAAGAGGTCATATGGCAATCTTCATTTCTCAAGTCAGAGCTGATATCAAACTAGATCCATATAGCAAGGCTCCTGTTCGCCAAACTACCGCAACAGGAGGAAACGCTTTGCTACACTTCGCAAACTGGATTATTGAATTTGAGCCTAGATTTTCTGGGGACCAAATACTACTTAATCCATCAAACAAGAAGATGGACCCAAAGACTAATCCTGCAATTGGTCATTATGCTAAGGTGATTGTTAAGAAGTCTCCAAATGAGAAGACTAACACTAGAATCTCTTATCCTATTCGCTACGGTAGGACTGGGGGAACCTCAATCTGGGTGGAGAAAGAAATTATCGGCGCTCTTGGAGCTTGGGAGTTTATTAAAAAGGCTGGAGCTTGGATTTCTATTACAGAAGATTTTCAGAACGTATTAGCTGAAGGAGGTTTTTCTCTTCCAGAAAAAGTGCAGGGAGAGAATAAATTGTTTTCTCTTATTGAAGACGACTCTTCTCTTTGCCAATACCTTATAGCTTACTTCAAAAAAATCTTTAATGGAGAAGAATGAAGTTCTACTCCACAGATGGTAAACTAAGGAATCTAAAAAACCCCAGAAAATATCACATAGACTGGGATGCGTCTAGCAGAAGTAAGTTTCAAAAAGGCGTAAAAGATTTCCTCTACCCATATTGGAGTACAGATATTGTATTTGAAGAATTTAGAATAGTTGGTAGTCGGTTATCACTAGACTTCTACAATGCAAATAAAAAAATTGCTATTGAAGTTCAAGGCGCTCAACATACTAGATACGTCAAACATTTTCATAAGAATAGGTACAAGTTTTTAGATCAACTCAAAAGAGATCAGAAAAAGCTGGACTTCTGTGAGATGAACGATATAAAACTCGTAGAGATATACCCTGATGACACAGTAGATGAGTCATTTTTTGAAAACCAAGACATTTATTTATGAGCGGAGACAACGAGACATTTTCAATCCCAAGTGGTTTTGTAGAGAAGATTTACGAGATTTCTGGGGATTCAGATAGGTATAAGGGTGTCATAATGGTGGCTGCGAATGAATCAGGAGACCCTATAGTGTATAGTAAATTCGACTCTTCGATTACAGAATTAGGTTTGATAAAGGCTTTATCTCAGTATTTAGATAGATTAGAAAAAGAGAGAGCGGAAGACCTATGATTTATAGCTACGAATTAGAAAAACAACTTTTAGCTGGGTTGTTAAAAGATCCCCAGTCTCTCATAGAGATTTCAAACTTTATTAGTCATAAAGACTTTTTTTCTGAGGCTTCACCCTTACATGCTACTATCTTCAGGGTCATCAAGCAGTCTGTTGATGCTGGAGAGGAGGTAGACAACATCATCTTAGCTCAACGAGTTAATGAAGTAGGTTTAAGCTTTGAGGGTAATATCAACCCTGCTGATTATATTAAGTCTCTCTCTATGAGAGCTGTCCCTTCTGGGAATCTTATTAAGACTTGTAAAGAGCTTAAGAAATACTCCATTAGGCGTGAGATAGTTGAATCTTCAGAGCTTATAGCTGAGAAGATGAAGACTATAGCTCCAGAATCTTCTTATAGAGATATTGTTGAGACTGCTGATCAGATTTATAACTCTAGAATTAATCTCTTCGATATCGGTAATGATGTTCCTGAAAATATCTATGACGATATGGAGCATATCATTGAGGAGCGAGGCAATAATCCAATCGAAGAGTTTGGGATGATGGGGCCGCATCAAAAGGTCAATGACATTTACGGATCTCTTTTGCGTCCGGGTAATATCACCGTTATTGTAGCTCGTTCTGGTGTGGGTAAAACTCAATTCTGTATGGATTACGCTACTAAAGTAGCTTTAAAATACAATGTCCCAGTTTTACACTTTGATAATGGGGAGATGAGTAAGGAAGAGCTTATCATGCGTCAGTGTGCTGCTCACTCTGGAGTCCCAATGCACCTGCTAGAAAGTGGCAATTGGAGAAACGCTGGGCAAGATGTCGTCAATAAGGTTAGGTCTGTTTGGTCTAGAGTTAAAGATTTAAAATTCTACTACTACAATGTTGGCGGTATGGATGTTGATGTTATGATCAACACCTTGAAAAGATTCTACTATTCCACTGTTGGTAGGGGTAATAAAATGGTCTTCTCTTTTGATTATATCAAAACAACAAACGACTCAGCGGGTAATAAAAACGAGTGGCAGGTTGTCGGAGAGATGGTTGATAAGTTTAAGAGGTGTATCCAAAAAGAGGTTCTTGAAGATGGAGACCCAGTTATTCCGATGATTACTTCCGTTCAATCTAACAGGAGCGGTATAACCACAAACAGAAACGCTCAAAACATAATTGACGATGAGAGTATAGTTTCTCTGTCAGACCGAATCACACAGTTCTGTTCTCACATGTTTATTCTTAGACGTAAGACAGAAGACGAAGTTCAGCTGGAGGGGGAAAGATTTGGCACTCACAAAATGATCAGTGTTAAGTATCGCAGTTTGGGTAGAGATATTGCTGGTGCTTTAGAGCCAGTTCAAGTAGAAGATTCTCTTCG